CAAAATATCCGTCTCTTAAAAATCTTAATGCCATGCTTCTATTTTATATTTTATTATACTACACGTAATTAAGTAGTAAAGAATATGTGTCATTTGCAATAGAGTCATTCATGGCAATTATTATTGTACCACTCCCACTCCTTGATACATCCGGATATACAGTTGCAAAAGGAGCTTCTCTATCAGTTGTCTCTACTTTAACTCTTGATGCTTCAGCGGCTGTTCCAAATAAAGCTGCATTACGAATGTCTACTGTAAAGGTAGTTACAATATTTGGACTTGTCCCTGTTTCTGCTCTTGTAACATATGCTAAAGTTGAAGTTAAATCTACTCTTCTACCATTTGCATTACCTTGTGGATTTAATGTAACCCAACCACTAGCATCTACTGAGAAGTTTGTGCTGTCGTATGCAGAGATACCTCTAATAGCACTTACTTGTGCACCTGCAGTTGCAATATCTTGTCCTGATTGAACCACAACCCAGTTTGCAAATGTTGCTCCTGGATCATCTTGATCAGCATAAATTAAATCCCCTGGTTGTACAGTTTCTGTAAAGAAGTCACCTGTAACTGTTACTGCCCAGAACCAACCCTTCTTAATAAGATTAGAAGGTGCTGTATCTAAATCTGGTGTATTTGTAGCAGCATCATATCCTCCTTGGAATACTGATTGACCAAGATTTGATTGATCTACATATTGTTTTGATGTTGCATGTGCATCAGCACTAGGTACAAGAGGAACTGTTACTTGACCTGTAAATGAACCTGATCCTAATACAGTTAGATCATTAGTAACTGTTAAATCATTTCCTATTGTAACGTCATCTGGTAAACCTATAAATACAGTTCCTTCTGTTCCAGATACAATTGTTTCTGTTATTTCAATTTCACCTGCTGTACCGGATATTGTTACTGTAGAATCTGTTCCTGTACTTCCATCTAATGTTACTACTGCTGAATTAGACCCTCCTGCAGACACAGGTAGAGTGTATGTTGTATTATTATCAGGTACAGTTACTGTTTTTATATCAATAGCTGTAACATGACCTGTTGCATCGGTTGAAACAGTATTTACAACTGGAAACACATTAGCAGTTACCGTAGAGGTGGTATCTGTTCTAGATGTTGCATCATGCGTTATTGTTAAAACGTCGGTTGCAGCTACTGCCGTACTTATTTTTGTTCCACCAGTAAAAGTTGCAGTATCACCACTTCCTATTTGTTGAGGTGTACCAGAGTCTCCATCTAATTCCCAAGATCCATAATTATCGGATGTTGGAAGTGTAATTGTTTTAACATTAAGTGCTGTAAGGTGACCAGTTGCATTTGAGGATACGCCATCTACTGCTGTAAATGTAGCACCTGATGCTGGAGATGCAGTACTTGTTGTATCAGTTCTGCTTGTTGCATCATGATTAACAATAGGTATTGGACCTGTTTCATCTGTTACAGTTATATATGTACCACCTTGTACTTCCGTTACATCTCCTTGTGGGATGGTAGATAAAAGAATTAAATCCCCTGCTCCATTGACATACTGAGTAGCATTACCTGCCATTGCTATATCTACAGATGGATTTACAGTTGCAACGTTTCCAATGCTAGCTGTAAATGCATTACCACCATGGGTGGTAGCTACAGATGTAACTGTACCAACTGCTGTATCAGCTCCAGTAACTGTAAGTGTATTACCAGCTCTTGTTACTAATACCGAACCTGCACCAACTACTAATACATCATCTACCGATGCATCAGAACCAGTAAGTCTAACACCTGCTGTTCCATTTGTTGATCCAACTCCTGTTAAATCATAAGTTGTATCTCCATCTGTTCCTGTTTGGAATGCTACCCAATCTGTACCGTTATAAATTTTTAATTTATTTGTACCTGAGTTATAATAGATCCTACCATCAATCCCAGCAGGGTCAGCCGCTAAAGGTTGTATTACTACATTTTGTAATTGGTTAGTATTAATATTAATATTACCATTTACATTTAGTCCGGTTAAAAATTGTACTGCCATTTTATTTTATATTTATTTTATTTTTTAATTTAAGAACACGCACCCTGAAAATGCAGCATTAAAAGTTATTACTAATGAGTTGCTTGTTGTATAATCTACATTACCAACTACCACTGTATTTGCACTATCAACTACTGTAACTGATGGATACTTTCCTAAGTTATGAGTAATAGTCCATTTTGCTGCAGCAACTTCAAAACACTGTGTATAAGTGCTATCAGCTATTAATATTTCTTCTAAGTCTAATACTGTACATACATTAGTTGGAGTAGCAGGGCAAGACATACTTGCTTTTAAGTTTACTTTGGCTAATGGTTCTACAAATATTCCAGGTATTTCTGTAGCTACAACAACTTTAGAACTAGCAGCATTTTGCCAATCACATAAATCTTTATTATTTGTAGCTGTTTCAAAATCAGTATAGCAGCACGCAGATATCCCAAACCTTACGGCCTTGAAATTTATATATGCTTGATTAGCAAAATCTGTTTCAATTTGGATTCGTTTGCTCAGTTTTAATTTTGCTTTTTGTGCAGAATTATCTGATATTTGTATAGTTGAGGCTGCCATATATTTTTAACTTCTTAAATTCTGTATTTGTTGCCTTGCTAATTCTCTTGATAAATCACTTGTAGCATCAGCAGTATTTTCTAGCTCTGACTTACAGTTTTTACAAACTATTGATCCATCACTCAAACTAGCTTTTTGACATCCGCATGTAAATACTCTATTACATTTAGTACAATTTGCCATAATCTTTGTTGGTTGTTAAATGGTTATTAAAATGAATATTTAGAACTTGATCCACAGTTACCTGATGGACAAGCTATTTTATTTAATCTGGATTTTGCGTAATTATATAATTGCATTCCTTGTGCAGGAGATTCACAATACTCTACATTAGATACTGCTGCATCAATCATTGTTCTTATGTAGCTCATTTCTGTATAGATATCTTGCTTTCTAGTGTCTGGTTGACATGCTTGCACATCAAGATCACATAATACTTCATAGTAAGTGGTTAACAATCTTGTTACCCTTAAATGATTATATTCTACAAATACTTTTGTGTTTGGTGATACACTATATCTTATGATATATATACCATCTGGAATTTTTTGTTGTGTCGTACCACAATCAGCTTTTTGTAAAGCCAATGTACATGCTGTTAAACACATATCAAATTTACTATCTACTTTAAGAAGTACCGGTACTGAGTATCCAGGTAGTGTGATTAAGAGTTCCTCACAATCTACTGCCAAGTCTTTTGAATATTGACTTGTATCCTTAATACATAATAAATCACAGTTGGATACTGTGGGAATTTCTAGACTTAATATATGCTTGTTTGCCATTTCATGTTTGCTTTAATACACTATATTAATAATATACAAAAAAAACTAGAGATTGTAAAATAAAAAGAGCAGGAGTTTTGTAACCCCTGCTCTAATTAATTTAAAAGCTTTAGTATTAACTAAGGCTTATGTAATATTAAATCTATCCTAAATCTGTTTCAAGAGCAATATTATTACCAGCAGCATTTGCTAAAGTAACAACTTGATTTGCTAATGCTAATACAGCAGTAATTGCCGCACCATCAGAACATTTTACATAAATTTGATATACATATTGATCATTATCAAAAACACCACTTGGGTTATTGAATCTTGGTACAACATGTTGAATATAGAAAGCTCTATAAGTTGCAGTTCTATCTACAGCAGCAAGAAGCTCATCAGACATTTCAATTTCTCTGATTCTAGCACTGTCAGCGTTTCCTTGATTATAAGGAGATTGACGGTATCTTTCAGATAAAATTAAGTCTCTAATTACAGCCTCACCTTGAGTTGCTTGCATTTGACCTGGAGTTCTAGCAGCAGTTCCACAATCGTTACATGGATCTCCAGTTTCATCTAGGATACTTGCAATGATTTCAACAGGCTCTGCATTAAAGTGATCTCTTGTGTCAAAAGAACAATCTCCAAATTTAGTACTAACATAAGCTCCAACAAAATTTACTACAGCATCAACTGTTGCAGCAGCAGCGTTTGGAGTTGTAGAAGCTACATAGTTTCCAGAAGCAGCTTTACCTTGTGCTTGAGCAATAGTGTAAACACTTTGTACTACTGCATTAGCAGCATCAGTTACGTTTACAATAACACCACCTGCACTTATAGCAGTAACAGTTAAAGTTGCATCAGTTGTAGAACCTGCTTGAACAACAGTTAATACATCACCAACACCATAACCTTTACCAACACCAGCATAACTAAATGTTAAAATTACTCCAGTTCCGCTTACAGTTAAAATGTTAATTTTAGCTCCGGATCCTGCAGAAGGAGAAGGAACAGTAGTTGCAGCAGAAGCAGCACCAGTAGTAACAGAATAACCTACACCACCAGATAAAGTTGCAGTTTCAACACCATTTAAATCAGCTTCAGCTACAAATGGAGTAATTAATGGGTTACCAGCTTGGTATCCTACATCATCTTTCATTAGTCCATTTCCAACAACTTGTGCAGCTTCAGTAGCTAACACTAATGCAGGATCTAAAAATTCTTGTCCATCAATACAGCAAATGTTTGCAGAATCACCAATTGCATAAGCATTGTGATTTAAGAAACGTAATGCTGGAGAACCTTTCACATCCATTCTCATGAATTGTGTAGTTCCACATGGAGTACATTCAGCTCCTAAAGCTAAAGAAGCAGTTGCCTGCTGAGCAGTTAAACAATCTGCAGCCCATACTCTTGAGATGTACTTAGGGTTAATACCTTTTGATTTTACTGATTCTTTGTATCCACCATGACCTGGATTGTTACCAATCGTGTCTTTTGTGTAGAAACTTCCTTGAACCAAGTAAGCATGTGAATTAGCTGGTAAAGCAGCTCCTGGAATGGCCATTGTTGTCCAATCAGAATCTTTCACAAGCCCTAACTCCCCTGCTGTAAGCAAAGAAGTTGACACACCTGCAACTGCTTCAGTTGAGGATGCCACGAACGTTTTGTAAAACGCATTATTAAAATATGCCATATTAATTAATTTATGTGAGGACCATTACCCCCACTGGTTATATATAATGATTTTAACAGTTTACTCTGTTCGTAACTTCTGTGTTACTATAATAATATACAAAAATTTAATTGCATATCAAATTTTAATTATTTCTTTCAGCAGCAGCTTGTGATCTTTGTTGTTGATATACACTTTCTATATCTCCAGCAATAATAGCCGCAGCATCATCTAACATTACTTCTGCTAAATCATCTTTAAATTCACATTCTATATTTGTTAATGATACCACTCCTGTATAAGGATCAACACAATTTAATATTTCTATGTATACAGGTTGTCTATAATAAGTTAATACTGGATTAACTATTGTAAAGTCTGTATTTCTATAGATTCTTATTGTATTATTTATCATAGTACAAAATGTTTCACCCCATTCAAAATCTGGATTCTTTAAAGGATCTCTTAGAATTAAATTTACATTTGCTTCTTCTGCTAAATAAACCGTCATATCTCTAGCTGGACAACATTCTGTTTTAGCATTAGTACTAACTTTTTTAAATTCCAAATATGTTTCAACTGGAAAATTATTAGTTTCAAAATACTTATCTGTAGTTGTTCCTGTTAAAGATAATTCAATTAACAAAGGTTGTAAGTCATCTATTCTTTTCTTAGACAACTCATCACCTTCTTTATACATGTTACCCCCGTGCAAATTTCTTCTACACCATTCAACTTGAGCTTTATTAAAAGCTTCAACAAATTGCCAACATTCTATATTGTCAAAATCTTGACTATCTAGTTTATTTAACCTTTGTTTTAGTTTTATTAAAAGGGTATTATTATTCATTATTTATATTTTAAGAATTCCAATATGGTTCTACTTTTTCTAAAATAGATGTCAATGCTTCATCATTTTCAGGTTTCTTTAAAAACTCTAATACTTCAGAAGGTCTTTTACCTAATCTAATACCACTGTCAATTGGTTCAATCCAACCTCCAGCTTTTGTAGTTATAAATCTATAATATAAAGCGTCTTTTACCACTGCTCTTATTTTTAAATCTTCCATTGTAAGTTGAGATACCTCTAAAAACTGACTAGCAGCTTTTTTCTTAGAAGACTCAGCACCTAACCCATTAATATAATTATCCATATTTTCATATAGAATATCATTAGGTGTAGATTTAACATATTGTACACTATCTACATCACATATCTTTGCAACATAAATTAATTTAGCAGTATTAGAATCATACAATTTTTGTAATTCAACTAATGCTCTGTTTTTAATTTTACTTAATTCAGTACGAGTACTTAAACTTTCTTCAACTGTATCTAAATAAAATTTAGGAGGGTTATTCATTTCTTTAGCTTCTCTTAATGACTTAGCTACAATTGAAAAACCACCTGCATTTATTGCGTGTAATTTAATTAAATCATATGGATCTTTCTCTGGATCTAAAAATACAGGGTCATTTCCACATCTTAAACTTATTTTATCCCAAAACTTAGAGTTGTCAGGTTTCATGATTGTTAATTTGTTCCAAAAATCCTTATCACTTGGATCAACTACATTAGCTGCTAACTCTGCTTCTAATTGAGCTACTACATCTCTAATTTCCTTAATCTTATTTTTCTTCTTATCTTTAGGAAGCATTTTAACTTTAGGATCAAATTCATTTAACCCAGTTATATACCGTTTAACACCATTCATTTCTAAACAGGCTAGATTTTCTTCATGATATACTCCATCATGAAGTGATAATCCATATTGTTCTAATCCCATATTTTCTTTATTAGGACTAAAAAAAGGACGTACAGCAATAGTTGCACTTTTTCCTAATTGATACTTTTCTACAATTGTGTAATCGCTCATTGTTTTTTGGTTTTTAAAATTAATAATTTAACAAAATCAAAGGTACATATTTTATGTACGTTTTTATATATTAATAATTTCTAAAGCAAGATGTTTAGTCTTGCTAAAGTTTTTGACTTTTATTATACTACAACCTTCAAATCTCCTGTAGAATGGTATAGATCACCTTTGACTAAACCTGCTGCAATTGCTGCTGCATTATTTGCGTAGTCTCTGACTAATATATCTTTCCCAACTGATTTTGAAGAGATAATTTTAGACACACTTGAATTTGAAAATTCATATGTTTTATTTGCTAACTTTATATCTAGTCCCATATTTATTTGTTTTAAAGATTAAAATAAAAAGGGAGGAAGATTAACTCCTCCCCTTTAATTATTTAGTTCTAGAATGATCCTCCCGTAACAGGGTTTCTCATTACAATTTTAAGAACTTTAGTTGGATCTTTAACCCAAATAGCAGGCATTGTTTGAGTCATCATAACTCGGTAACCATTGAAGTTTCCAGTAGAAGCAAAACCTTGAGTTCTTCCCATGTAGTCCATAGTACCATTTTGGTAGAACCACTTAAGTTGATTATCCCAAGAAAGTTTCAACAAGTGAATGTTGTCATTTCCTTCATCTGTTACATCAAAGATAATAAAGCTATAAGAACTTAGAGGACGACCATCAATTAATGGGTTCTCAATGTCATTAGTATTTAAATTATCAAATGCAGGATTCAATACAAACTTAACGTTAGCTAAGAAAGGAATAGTAAAGCTTGTGTAAGCAAAACCATAATCTAAATCCATACCTGAACCTTTAACAGCTCCGATATCTGATGCATTTTGAACTAGACCTGAACCATATACTTCATCAGCAATAGCTTTGTTGATCAATTGCATTCCTGCAATACCTGTTTGTACAACAAGTGATCTTTGTGGGTCTGGCCCTTTAAATTCAACTTTACCTTGGTAGAAGTTATAAAGTTCAGACTTAAACATGTCAAGAGTAAATGAAGACTTGTTATATACTCTTTTGAAAGAGTTATCTAACTGTGCCCATAAACCTACAGATAATCTAATATCATCCGGTCCATCTTGTTTAATTCTACCACCTTTACCCCACATTAGGTAAGTTTCAATATCCGTTGCAATTTTAGATAAGTGAGCTGCTTCCATATTTGTAATGAAAGTTCTTGTAAGAGTTCCATTTTCAAATGCTTCTCTAGCTCCTGCTTTACCCATATTTGCTACAAGTCCTTCAATACTAGGTACCGATGGATTGTTAGGATCTGTGTTAAAGTTTCTCCAAATCTCAGTTACTGGTACAGTACCATCAGCATTCAAACCACCTTTGATCATAAGATCAGCACGGCTAGAAATAGAATAATGTACATGTGCTTCTGCTCCACCTACAAAGTTGTAGAATTCACGGAAACCAGATCCTGTTTCAATGTCAGAAAAACGCTCTCCATACTCACCTCTTGCAGAACCTTTTCTGAAGAACTTTGTACCTTTAGCTAAATACTTATTATCTAAGCTAGCCGCGTTGTTGTTGTTTACCAATTGAACAGTGTAGATAAAACCGTCACCTGCTGGGATAATATCATCAGCCGTAATGTAAAGTTCTAATCCATTGTACTTATCATAAGTGATAATATCACCATGACCAAACGTTCTTTTGGAAATTTTAATTTTAAAGGTAGTACCATCTACACCTTTATTAGTGTTTGCTACCTCAATATCAGCGATGATATAAGGTAAATCTTGTGCAATAGGAGTTTGCCATTTATACTCACCACGCGCATTGTCCACCATGATAGTATTCTTTCCTCCAAATGATGCCATTTGATACAAAGGCATTTCTACCTTTTGGGTCATTGCCCAAAGATCAACTGGTCCCATATCCATAGGCTCAGCGTTACCGAGCATCTGTGTTAGGTGGTAAGAATCAACATGAGAACTAGCCTTGTAGCTTGTATCTCTTAGGAAAATCCCATTATTTAATACTGGAGTTGCCATAATTTTTACTTGTTTTTGTTGTTAATAATTATTGTTTATATTTAATTGTTTAATTAAATTCGTTTAAAAATGTTGTTGGTTCTTGGTAATTTCTTACCTGCTGGTTTTCTTTTAGCACTATCTTTTTCCTGTATACCTAATGATGCAGAACTATTACTAGCTGCAGCAGTCTTTAGTTTTCTTACAGTTTGCTCAACACTTTTTTGAGCTCCCTTATCCATTATTTTTGCTTTATATCCTTCTGGATCTTGAAGTAACCATAATGCTTCAGAAATTAATGTATAATTTGGTTCAACAAATTGATACTTTTCTAATAAGTGTCCTAGTAAGTTTGTATTCTTTCCACTTACTGAAGGATAACTAGGTTGTACTAAACCATTATATAACATGGCTTGTGTTTTTCTATCTACTTTGATATCTCCTAAAGTACCTTCTTTAAGTGTTTCGTATACACTTGACATATATTTTTTAGATGCTTGCTCTTGTTGTTTCTTTTTTAAATCTTGTTCTTCAAGTTTTTTAACAACAATTTTTTCTTGCATTTTATCTAACTTAGGTTTAAACTTAGCAGCTTGCTTTTCAAGCTTGCCTAAGTCTTTCCAGATTTCTATCTCTTCAGCTATTTCATCTGAAGTTCCATATCCAGTTGCACCTAAATATTCTTTAATAATTGTTTCTTGATCTGTTTCAGATTTAAGACTTAATTGTTTAGTTTCTTCAACACTACCTAAAGTATTAAATAAACCTTTAATATCTGTTCCTCCATCTGCTACATATCTTGCAGCAATTTGCAATTCTTCCGGTAAACTTGCAAAAAATTGTTTGGGAGTTTCACGTCTTACTTGATTAGCTTTTTCTTCTAAATTAGCTTCAATTAATTCTTCCCAATCTTTTGCACTGTAATCATCTAATGATTTTTCATCATCAAAAGGTACAATTTTGTCATCTTTAATAAGTTTGCTGAATACATCAGATATACCATTAATTGACTTTCTACCTCTTTTTTCTTTCTTCTCTACATCTTCCTCAGTCTCATCATCTAATGCATCTAAAATATCATCAGCTGATTCTGCGGCATCTTTTAATGCCTCATTAGGTTCTGGTAGTGCATCTTCTAAATCACTTGTTTCTTTTTCTGCTTTTGAATCTGTAGATTCTTTTTTAGTTAAATCATCTACTCCATCTTCATCTACATCTGCAAATGAAAAATCAGCTTTTTTATTTAACCCAGATAAAATATTAGGTTGAGATTTACTTTCTTCAGGTAATGTTACATCACCAGCGCTTGGAGCTCCGTTGAAGATCTCATCTAAATTAATATCTAATGTTTCTACATTGCTATTCACAGCAGTTTCTTTTGTATTCATAATATTGTTGGTTTAAATATTTAGTACTTATATATACAATATAATAAAAGTTTAGCTATACTACAATAGATAAACTTTTATTATTTTACATTTATGCAAAGTTTTTTGCAGTATATAGCTAACGTCAATTATTTCTTATCAGATTTTTTAGAATCTTTAACATCGTATTGATTTTTGTTAGTTCTTGCAATTTGTAGATCTTTGTTTGCAACATCTCTTGTTGCTGCAATTTTTTCTCTTTCAACTTGAAGTCTTGCAGATTCCATACTACCTTTCATTGCCATTTCATCACGCTTAAGATTTGTTTGTTCTTGGAACCTTGTAGTTTCTCTAATATCTTTCATTGCATCTTGATAATCAGATACTTGGTTTTGATTTATATCTACTTGTGCTCCAAAACCTGCCGATCTAATCTCAGCAATAGTAATATCATTTTGTCTGTCTTTATCATTCTCTTGCATTTCAACTTGTAGTTTTTGTTGCTCGTCTTGTGCTTTAGCTTGAAGTTGTTGTTCTTGCATTTGACGTTGTTGCTGCATATCTTGAGCTCTTTGTTGTTCAACTCTACTTTCAGAATCTCTTAAAATATCAGTTACTTCAGATATTGAATCTGCTTTAACAATATTACCAAGCTCATAAATTGAAGCTCCTGTAGTATTATTAGTTAATGCCATTTGTTTAAGTTGTTCTAAGATTGCTCTGTGATTAGTTTTAGTAGTTGCAAATACGTTAAAATCTCTAAGTAATAGATCAGTACCATTCATGGTAAAATTAACCTTCTGAGCCTCTGTAGATATATAAGATAATCTAACACTTGGATTAGTACTATTATAATATTGAGCTAAGTCAGTTCTCATTTGATGTACTCTAGGCATTAGGTGATCAGAATGCTGTACAAAATATATTTCTGTTTGTGCATATGATTGTTGCATAGCATTTACAACACCTGTTGCAGTTTCTGCAGATACAGCTCCTCCTAATCGTTGTGGATTAATACCAATAGAATCAAAACATTGTTGTTTAAAGTAATTTGCTAATTGTATTCTAGACATTAATCTACTAGTCTGCTCCATGTTTAGAGTCTGATAGTGATTAAAGTTGGTAGCATTCTCAGTATTTGTAATTGATGTATCTAGCGGTAGCATTTGAAAATCTTTCATTGCTACAAATGCTTTTGCATAATTATTTTTACCCCAATCTTCACCCATAGAGTGACGTGGTAAAGCATTTTGATCAAACATAATTACTGTTCCTAATTCATCTATTAGAATGTCAGCAATCTGGTTATTAACCATATTGTAACCAACTTGATAAGCTTTCATTAGATCTACTAAAGATGTTGATCTAGTATTCCTATCAGAAAAAACTCTACCTTCTACAGGTAGTTTACAACCATATAATGAATTTTCACCTTTAAATTGAAAAGGTAATCTTCCTGGTTTTTCTCTATTAATACCTAAGTATATAGGGTTAACATTATCATCCATTGTGGTTCTCCACATAGCAGGTACATTAGGACCTACTTTTACTCCACCCCATGTTTCATTTATCCAAATCCATTCAACATGCTCTCCTTGTAGCAATGTATCTTTAGATTTGTTTTTAAATATTGATGTATCATAAACTGCTTTCTCAGTTATCTTAAATGATTCATCTATAATTTCTTGTGTTACTTCTCCATCAAATTCTATCTTAGTTAAGTGACCTACTTTTCTTTGAGTCTTCCAATAAATTGTAGATACTCTCATTAAGTTACCATCACCCCATTGTTCTAGATCTTCACTTTGAGAAAGTATCTGAGAAAGAATATCTCCACCTGCTGCAGGATCAGCTCCATAATTACTTACATATTGTCTGTATGCTAAACCTGGAGCATTTGTATTCCACTCATGAGATCTTGTAGCATCATAATATGATCCATCATTTTGATAACCATTAACTTGATATTGTGCAGAACGTGCTGGATATATTCTTTGTAAAGATGATAGTTGTCTTTCATCCATTAAATAACCATACTTATCTACTACATCAGATACAGTCATCAAATCAACTTTACCTACATAATTAGAATCAGATATATATCTTTGATCTGGAGATTTTTGATAAAATGTTAATACAGGATTCCATAACTCTACATCATAGTCATCCTCTAACATACGGAAATGCCAAAACTCTCTATCTGCAATAAGCATATCACGGAAACCTCTTTCCTCTAGCTCATGCATTTTAAATCTTTCCTCATCCACATTTAATTGGTGAGTTGCCCATTCTTCTATACTACTTCTATAAGACTTACTAAAGTAGTCTTCTATTTCAGGAAGTGTTTTTAAATTTTCAGGTGATAGTTGTTGTTGTGCTTCTTCAGATGCCGGATCCATTCCTGCTTCTATCATTTTTTGAACCAATTGCATTTCAGCATCAGCCAATAAAGTGTTTTCTATTTCTTGTTGTTTTTGTGCTAACATCTCATTATATGATTTGTCATCAACAGCTCTAAATTGTACTTTATTGTAACGTTTACTAAACTCACCGCTTAGCACATTGATTACATTTGGAACAATAGGATAAAATTTTAGCTCTAACGCAGAATCATTTTCTTTTGTTAGAACATCCATCATATCTTTATAATCATTGTCTTCTTCAATTATATAGTCAGACTTATCAATAATACCTTTTGCTAACTTATAATTTTTTAAAAGTCTTCTAGCATTTGATCTTAAAAATTCTACACCTTGTAGTTCTAGCCAATCTAAATTCCATGCTGCCCAATCATCAGTTTTTTCTGAAGAAGGTAAAAACTGTACTGGTTGTGTTAAGCTTGAATACGTAGGGCCTCCTTCAGCCTTGGCACCATTCTTTAACTGCATTGCATTTAATACTTTCATTACGTATTTTATTTAGTTGAATCTATTTAATATTTTTAAATCCTGATCTATTAGGTCTGCCAGTTCTAGATGTTGAACTACGCCCAATATTTTTAAACGGACTATACTTTAATTTATACAAATTTTCTGAGTTTACCAAAGATTTACCCTCTGATTCACGTCTTTTAGTATATCCTCTGTTTGACTGTTGTATTTTTACAAATGCAATTAATGCACCAAATGCAACCAATCTATCTACGTTTAAGCCAGGATAATAAGCTAACATTTCTTTTATTAGCATTGGATCTGGTATTCTTTCTACACCAAATGTTTGATCTGTTACTACACCATTTATATCAGTTTCCTCATTTGTGACTTCTCTTAAGAATTCAATAGCATAAGAAATTAAATGACTTTTAAATAATGTACCTGTATTTTTCCATCCATATTCTTGGTATACAGTTTTATTAGAACCTAAATCTTTTAGAAATAGTATTTGTTGTTTAGGTACTAAATAGCGTTGCTTTTTTCTAGCAATCATATGTTGTATAAACAATGATATATTATTTTCTACTAATGTCCACGCATTATACCACTCTATAATTAGTTCTAACCTTTCATGTGTTTTATTAATATCATCAAATCTACCACACCAAGCTGCAACAACTTTATCTTTTTCTATAAACTGTTCTACGTCTCCTGATTCATTAGTTCTAATTACTTCCATTGCATTCTTGTATACAAAAATACTACATAAAGAATCTGAAGTAGTTGTTTTTCCTTCTGATACTGGATCAATAGATGCGTAGTACGCGCCAAATTCAGGACTTTTTATAGGCCTTTCCCAAACAACAATAGTACCTGTTTTATCTATTTGTTTTTTATCTACTGGAAATTTACTTATTGGGAGTTTATTAGTTCTTTTAGCAACTATACCTTTTTCATCTCTATCTAATTCTATTAACTCATAAGGGTATTCTTTTTCTTCAATTCGTTTTTGCTGTTTACTTAAAATACCTTGAGGAAATATTGATGCTTTTCTATATGCAAAAGCTTCAGCAATATTCATTGGTTTTTGAGAAATTCTTAATTGAAATTGTTCTCCATTTAATTCATTTTTCCATTTAGATCTTTCTTCTATAATTGCTTGTACAGCTTCTTCTACTAATGAATTACCGTAATCATCAATGTAAGGGGGCATAGAGTGCTGTTCAGGTATAAACAACCCTGCCATACCTATAGTGCCATCAGCGTCCATTAGATTTGTTTCTACAGCATATATATCATTTGCTCTAGGGTTTAAAATCATTTCTTTTAAAGGGTTGCATTGTTGTAAATCTCCCACAGATCCTGCTGCTATAAACATACCTGTTGTCATCATACCCGAAGACATTGCTGGACGCAAGTACTCATATGTATCTGACATCTTTGGTGCTATCCCCGCTTCTTCATGAAAGAAATATGTACATGGTCCCCCTACTCCAGTTGTTGCATTTTTTTCAAATGAACCACCTTGTATTTTAGATTTTAAACCTCTTGCTGTTTTTCTGTTATTTACTTTGACTTCAATTTGTTGTTGCCACAATAATACCTTCTCTGGATTGCTAGGTCTATACCAAGCTGTATGTTCATTAAGAAATGTTTTGTATTCATCTAAAAACTTCCAAGATCCTTTATCATTAATAAAATCTTTAAGTGAAGCACCCACTTTACATATAGATCCTTCTTCAAACCAGTATTGATTAATAAGTTTACCCATATGAAAATAAGAAGAAGCTATCTGACGTTTTTTAAGTATAGCTGAATGCTTATTAGTCAACTCAGCTAATAACTCATAAAGAGCCATGTGATATTGAGCATCCCTTACTTTAGCAAATCCATAACGCTTTTCTTCTTTATCAAATATTGGTAAAAAATTTAACCACATGTAGTAATCTCTACTTAAGAAAAAACTCTTTGGTCCATCATTGTATATTACACCAACCCTACATTTGTTTTTTTGATCTTCCCAATAGTTGGTAAAATCTTTAGATCTAAATGGAGCATTACAATAAAAACCTTGCGCATTAAAGGTATTTGCTTCATCATTAAACTTATGAGCTATTTTAGTAAATCCATATTCTCCAGGTTCTTTGAAAATACTTAATATATAACTTATAAATGATTCTTCTGTTACAAAATCAGTTGTTGTCCATTCTCCACTAGTATATGTAGGGATGGTTTTATACATCCGCTACTTCAACTAAAATTGCAAAAACATCTCCTTCTTGAATAAGTAAATGTTCCTCTTCATCATGTGTCATTGACGTAGGTAAACAATGTTCTGTGTATTGGACTACATCACCAATTTTAATTTCTTCTACAGACCGGCCTTTTCCAATTACAGTACCTATACATTCTCTTTTTATTGCCATTTCAGGTAAAATAAAACCTGATTTAGTCATTGTCTCTGCTTTCTTTTGTTTGATTAAAAGTTTCTTTCCTACTGGTATTACTTGTTGTGCCATCGTTGTTAGTTTTTTTTGTATTATTAAATTCTGGTTCATCCCAATAGCAGAAATGCCATTCGGTTTCTTTTTTGTTATTTATCATATTTGATCATAAGCCAATCCTGCTCCTCCACGTACTGAACTCTCTTGTTCATTTTTCATATCAGTAAATGCTCCTTTATAAGATTGTCTAATCTGTTCAAATTTAGCAGCAGCATTAATCATAGAGTTCATATTACCGTCTCTACCGTGTTCAATAGGGGTTACTTCCATATACTTAGCCAATCTGTCTAACATAGCTTTAATACCTACGTAAGCTCTAAAGGTAGGTGTTTCATACATTTGCTTACACATATCTACAGCATATCTTATCTTACCATCTTCTGGTGATTCTTCAAGTCCTATCTCTTCTATAATAATATCTTCTTTCTCATGTTCAGGAAGATTAAAGAATGGATTTAAATCTGGATCCGGACAACTTAAATAAAATATATACTGATACACCTGCATATAAGTATCAGGATAAGCATCCATTATTTTTTTAAGAAAAGGTAAAGCATAGCAATGTTCAGAAGGTATAACTTTATTATTTTGTATATCAAATAATCTTACTATCATATGGTTGTGTTTTTATAATGCATCAATATAAGCTTTTACCGTAGCATAGCTATCAGTAACATATACGGGCATAGAGTTTCCATTAACATATATCATTCGCACATCCATAATGCTACCATCTTGTTGATATACTGGTCCAACAGCATTTAAGGCAAGAGGGTTTATTGCAATAAAAGATTCTGAACCCGGTACTATAAATAATGTAAGAGGTGATGTTGGAGGAGCGGTTTGTGCTAAAAAAACTTGTGTTAATTGTATTGATGCCATTAATTTTTATCTTTTAACCACATCATTAATGAAGATACTTCATCTTTTAAATATGGTAGTTCATATATTTTTACTTCTTCTAAAACTGGCTCACCATTCTCTACTTTTGTAATTGGATAACCATTACTATCCTCCCCTACTTTAACAAATTTAACATGTTGAATTGTTAACTTTCCTATCTTTAATTTAGGGTTGTGCTTTTTAATAATATACGCATAAATACTCAATTGTAAGTTATAATGCTTAAGATTACAATCATCTAAATGATTTACTGGCTTGTATAATTTTTTAGTTATACCTTCCCAATTAGTAAACCCTTTATCTTTTATTTCTTTGTTTGTTTTGTAATCATGTATATTAATATACCCATCTACTACTTCAACTAAATCTGCTTGCCCACATAAAGCCATTGATTTTAAATAAACCATATGTTCAGGATATACTCCTTCTTTAAGTTTTTGTTCTGGTGCTAATTTTATACCTTCTTTAGTTATTAAAGGTTTTATAATAGGTACTTCAACACCATTGCGTTCAATAGTTTTAAAGTCTAGCATGTCTGCTTCTCTTTGGTTGTGATACCAATTTCCTAATTTAATAGCTCTTTCAGTTTCATTATCCCAAGCAGTAAGTATTTCTTTTTGCGTCATACCATGCCACTTAGATCTTTTGTTTTTAGAAGATTTTTTAGCTTGACCTTCTCTATCAAATTTAGGTTTAAACATTCCAATAAAGGATGTTACACTTGTCCAGTTTATTTTGTCTTTGTCATTACTTTCGTATAAATGACCTTCTTCTTTAAATGTTATAGCCATAATTTTATTTTTATGTATTATTTTGTGTGTATACTCCACCATTACCTTCTACATTAGTAAAAACATTTTGCCGTCTTTTTTTACTAGATGCATTATCTTTTAGTAATGTTATTGCTTCTTCACCATCTATATGACCATTCATTAACAAGTCTCCTACTAATTCTTCTTTAGTTAGTTTTTCCATTTTCTATTTGTTTAATTAATAACTCTTCTGTTTCTTCAGGCATAAGTGAGTTCCAATATCCTTTAGGACATTCACTAGATAATGATCTTACTTTAAAAGCTAAACTACATCCACAATCAGAACAACAAGGCTGAGTACCAGGAGCTAAGCAATCCGTTCCTTTTGCATCAAACAAAG